AAGGCTAACATTTCCCCTAATTTACGCTTATTTTACCTTGAAACAATTTTACCGATTGTTAGAGGATTCATATCTGCTGCCGAAAGGTACTTCGGATATGATATTGAGGCAATAACAACAACTGTATCTGCCTTACAGCCGGAATTAAAAGATATTGCTAGCTACCATTCAACACTAGTTAATAGTGGTATTATCACTCCGAATGAGGCTAGAATAGAGCTGCGATTTACCAAAATTGCAGGACATGACGAGTTACGTATTCCAGCTAATATAGCCGGAAGTGCTGCAAATCCGTCGCAAGGTGGCAAACCGCCTCAAAACAAAGAGTAACTCAAAAGGAGTTGTATGGTAGATAAAAATAAGATCCTGTATCTAAGCAGTGTCTTTACCAAAGCGCTACCAACGGCCGAAGAAGGAATTGATAATATTTATATTGAGGGGTATGCAAGTACTACTGATATAGATCGTCATGGGGATGTAATTCCCACCTCGGTCTGGGAAAAAGGTTTAGAGAACTATCTCAAAAACCCAATCATTCTGGCGTATCACGACCATGATGATCCCTGTGGGCGTATGGTTGAACATAGAATCGATAGCGGTGGATTATGGGTAAAAGCCAGAATCTCTGCTGCGGCTGAAGTGTTTAACTTGGTTAAAGATGGCGTTTTAACCGCTTTTAGCGTAGGTTTCCGTATTCTGGATGCAGAGTATAATTCAGCCGCTGAAGTATTTATTGTAACCGAACTGGAACTTCACGAAATAAGTGTTGTGGCAGTTCCAGCTAATCAGAATACACTTTTTGGTCTTTCGAAATCTTTCGAAAGCGAAGAAGAATATAAATCTTTCAAACTGCAGTTTGCACCCAAAGGCGAGTCAGCTAAAGGGCTAGAATCCACTACGGAAGCAAAAGGCAAAATCACTAAGGAATTTGGTATGAATCCAGAAGAAATTAAACAAATGTTGGCTGATGCTGCTAAAGCTGCTGCCGAACAAGCTACTACTGCTATGCGCGCCGAGCAAGCTGCTGAAAAAGCTGCTGCTGAAAAAGCACTAGCTGACAAAGCTGATATGGAAGCCCGTATCAAAGCTGCTGTCGCTGCAGTAACCCCTTCAGAAACCGGTGCTGAGAAGCTCCTAGCTGAAGTTGAAAAGCGTTTTGCTGAACAAGCAGAAAGCACAAAGTCCGTACTAGCTGGTCTAGAAGCATCTCTTAAAGAGAAAGCTGCTGAACTAGAAGCCCTACAAAAGTCAAAAATGACTTTCGCTGATGGCAAAGGTGGCGTTGACTATGCAGACAAAGAAAAAGCCGTTCTACTGGCTAAGATCACTGGTAAAGCCCTAGGCGATACTAAGTTTGGTCGTACGATGGTAGAAAAAGCTGGTGCTCACGTACCTAGCGCAACATGGGAACTTGAAGTTTCTATGGCTATGGAAGCTGAAGTTCGCCGTCGTTTAGTGGTTGCACCTACAATTCGTGCAATCAATATGCAAACTAACGTTATGACTATCCCAGTGAACCCAGAAGCAGGTTCAGCAACTTGGGTTACTAACGCTCAGTTCGGTACTATGGATAGCTCAGGTGCTGCTCAAACTCACCAATTAAAAGAAATTACTCTTAACGCCTATAAAGTGGCTACTAAAGAGTACATGGCCTACGAAGAAGAAGAAGACAGCTTAATTGTTCTTCTACCTATCGTTCGTGACGCTATGATTCGTCGTGTTGCTCGCGCAATGGACAAAGCATTCTTGCTAGGTGCTGGTGCTGGTGTTGACCCTGTTAAGGGCTTAGCTAAGTACGATGCAGTTTCTGCTGTTACTTCTGCTATTGCTAACGCAGCTACTGTTGCTAACATGCGCGCTCTGCGTAAAGACCTAGGTGCTTGGGGCCTAGATCCTTCAGAACTAGTGTACTTCGTCTCTACTGACGTGTACTACGACCTTCTAGAAGACACCAACTTCATGACTGTGGACAAGATCGGCGATCGTGCTACCCTATTAACCGGCCAAATCGGTGCTATCGGTAACACTCCAGTTGTTGTGTCTAGTTCTTTTGAGAACAAGGCTGATACAGAGATCGGCGCAATCTGCGTGGCTCCAGCTAACTTCTTAGCAGGTAATCAGCGCGGTCTACGTATTGATACACAAGAACTAGTGGAAACACAACGTAAAGTTCTAGTTGCTTCTCTACGTACTGGTCTGACTCAGACTACTACCAATATGGGTGCTGGCGTAAGCGCATTCCAGTGGACAGCAGCTTAATCTTAACTGATTAATTAAAGATGGGGGCTTAGGCCCCTGTCTTTTATAAGAGCTTTTTGAGTTCTTATAAAAGACATAGAGGAAGATTATGGGAAAAAACCTGATAACTAAAGCAGAGTATAAGGCGTATGCTGGAATTAGCAGCCCAAATCAAGATACTGAAATTGATGCAATAATTCCAAAGGTATCGCAGCTAGTAAAAACTTACTGCCGTACAAGTTTCGTAGATAACGTAGATGACCCTAAGGCTGAAATCTTTAGTGGTGGTGAAATTAATATGTACTTGAAAGAGTACCCAGTAATTGCGATTACAGCTGTATTTTACAGCGTAAATTTCGGACAAACCTACACAGAACTAGTAGAATACACGGACTGGGTTTTTGATAGTGCTAATACAGCAATCGTATCAACTACAGGTCTGCCATTCCCTAAGTATATTAATGGCTACAAGGTTAGCTATACTTGTGGATATGAGACTGTCCCAGAAGACCTCAAGCTGGCTGTTTTAGACCTAGTTACATACTACCGTAAGAATGACGGAGCAATTCATAGTAATAAGGCTCCAGGCACGAACGCTGTGCAGATTGAATATATTTCAACGACAACACTGCCAGCGCACATTCGCCGCGTGTTAGATCAATATGTTGTGGACTTTACATAATGTCAATAGCTGATTTTAGTGATGCGTTTAAAAATAGAATTTTTACGCAGTTTACTGGACTTTCACGAAGTAATAGAGCACTAGCTGTACAGAATCAGGATACTAATTTTGTACGAAAGCAGTATGAAAGTGCTACTTCTGGTGCAAGTGCTGTATTTACTAAAACTGGTCTCATAAATATTGGTAACAGTATTACTAATACTATTCAAGATCAAAGGCTGGCTAAATACGCTAATGAAATATTTAAAAGTATTGATTATAATAACTTTTTATCATACGTAGAGCATGAAGTAACCAGTAGTAGAAGAGGAAATCTGAGTAGGTTAGATGATACTTCTTTTAGAATTTCTAATGTACCACAAAAAACTCTAAGGAACTACTTCTTAGAGTACCTAAGCATTATATTAGAAGTTAGTGATAATAAATCATCCCATACTTTACTAGACTACGTGTCAAAGCATATACACTCTGGACACTTAGCAGGAGTATTTAGTTTAAAGTTAGTGAAGAATTTTGGACTAGAGGCTAAATATACCGGTAGCAGTTATAGGGATTTCACATTAAGTAGTGGAGCTACCAGGACCTCTACAGAAGAAACTTTAGAAGTAATACTAAAAGCCTTACTAGATGCTGACTACTTAACAAGTAATATAGTTGACAAAGAAAACATATTTCTTAGTGCTACAAAAGCAGTACTATCAGATAACCCCCATTTAGAGGTAGAACTACAGTTTAGTAAAGATAATGAAGCATCAGGTAATCTTTTAAAAGAAGCCGGAACTTCATTAAATAAGCTACTAAAACAGCTTACTACAGTTAGTAACCTTAATAATACAGATGCTGACAGTGCATTCAGAGCATTTATATCCACACTAAGACCCTTGGTAATAGAACTAGAAAAACACTCTAATCGACTTAAAAGTGGTGAAATAAAGAATGCTAATGTAACAGAGGGTATACTAAATAATACACAGAAGCTGAGCTCTCTAGTTGATACGTTAGCTAATACTAAGGGATCTCCTTCATTAGTATCTTCTATAGGCATACAAATAGCTAATACTTTACGAAAAGCTAAAACTACTGCTATTATTACTAAGACTACAATAAAAACTAAAACCAAAACAAAAGACTTAGTTAGTAATAACATAAATAGTGCATTAAAAAAGATTAATGCACAAATAAAAGAAGTAAAGAGAAAAGCTAATAATAAACCAGTTGTAAGTATTAAGCAGTCAAAAACCAAAGCAGTTGCACCTTCTTTCTCGCTAGCTAGTCTTCAAGCTTTACTAGATACACATTTACAAGACGTAGTGTCTGCAAACATGGGTAGTGGTAGTGATCGTAGAGTACTCAACTATAGAACAGGCAGATTAGCAAGTTCAGCGAAAGTAGAGAGGCTTACTGGTACTAGAGACGGCATGATTACAGCTTTCTATAGTTATATGCGTAATCCTTATGGTACGTTCTCCGATGGTGGAAAACAACAGTACCCAAGGACAAGAGACCCTAAACTGTTAATAGCGGGAGCGATCAGAGAGATTGCTGCTACGCAAGTTGGCAACCGAATGAGAGCAGTCTTAGTATGAGTCGTAGAACATCCATTACAAAAGCACTAGTTGAGAAGTTTAAGCTAATCAACGGTGATGAACCTTATAAAAATAATCTGCATGACAATGCATACGCTAAACTGAAGTTTTGGGACGAAGTTCAAGACTTCCCTTCAGTTTATGCTACTCCTGGCGGAGAACAGCGCGAGTACCTTCCCGGCGATTTTACCTGGGGGTTTTTAGGTATCGCAGTCAAAGTTTACTGTAGAGGTGAAGAAGCACAAGAAGAACTAGAAACCTTACTTGAAGACCTTGAGAACTGTATTGATTCTAATCGTGTACTCGTATATGATGCTGTTAATAACTATGAAACGACTGAGATTCTAGTTCAGTCAATCACTACCGACGAGGGGCTATTAGCACCGTACGCAGTCGGAGAAATCAACTTACAGGTGCGATACGCTATTATGTAAGCAACTGTCCCAAGGTGCTAAATGCAGATAAATGTCTAGCTACGGCTACCGCGGTACTCAATTAAAGGAAATGAAATATGTCATTTAATCTATTAAGAAATAGTCGTATGTTTTTTACGACTAACGTCGCCGCAGGTACTGGTGTCGTTGCTGCTACAGGCTTTACTCCTACTAATACCTTTGAAATTCAGGTAATGGATGGATTCAGCTTCTCGCAGAATACAACTTCAGAGACTGTTACACTAAGCGAAGCGGGTGCAAGCCCAGTTCGTGGCCAACGTAGTTTCAACACTGCTCTAGAGCCTGTAGACTACTCATTCTCAACGTATATGCGCCCTGCCGACGGTGGTGTGAATATTACTGCTGAAGAAAGTGTTCTGTGGAATGCTTTACTAGGTACTGGTGCTATTGGTGCTGGTGGTGCAGCATGGGCAGACGGAGTAGCCAACGCTACTGTAGTTGCTACAAACTCACAAGCTCACCAGCTACAAGCCTTCGGTCTTATCATTGTAATTGACGGTACTAGCTACATTATCGACAACTGTGCTCTAGATCAGGCAGCTATTGACTTCGGTCTTGAAGCTATTGCTATGATTGCATGGACTGGTAAGGGTACTACTCTACGTCAAGTTGCTGGTTTAACTGCAACTACTGGAGCTACAGTTACTTTAGCTAACGGTCTAACTGGTACTGCTAAAGGTAAAAATACTACTGCTCCTTATATCGCTAATAAACTAAGCACTTTAGTTCTAGACAACGGTATTGAGGGTGCTGGTGCAAATAGTTACACAGTTGCTATTACTGGTGGTAGCCTGACGATCGCTAATAACCTTACTTATCTGACTCCAGCTAATCTTGGTGTTGTAAATACTCCAATCACATACTTTACAGGTACTCGCGCTATTAGTGGTTCTCTAACTGCCTATCTGCGTGCTGGTGCTCTTAACACAGCAGGCCTAATGTCTGACCTGTTAGCTAGTAGCAGTACTGATGTTAACCCAGCTTTCATGATTCAGATCAATGTTGGTGGAACTGGTGCTACTAGAGTTGAGATTGAAATGCCCGCAGCTGTGCTGACCATTCCAAGTGTAAGTACTGAACAGGTTGTATCTACTACGATCAACTTTACTGCTCAGGGTTCAACAACTGGTGCGTTCGACATTGGCGCAGCAAATGAATTAGAGATTCGTTACTTCACAACTAACGCAGCCTAATAGCTAAACATAGAACAGAGGTTAACCCCTCTGTTCTCCCATTACTTTTAAATTAACAACATGACAAATTTATCCCTAAAATCTCTTTTAGTACCTAGTAAGGCTGTTGAGGTTGAGTATCCCGGAATGCCTGGTTTTAAAATCAATATTGCATTTTTATCTCGTGAGACTCTGCTAATCATTCGTAAAAAGTCTACAAAGACCAGTTTA